ACCTTCTTTTTCAGGCCCTCCATAAACGGCTTCTCGGCTTTAAAATTTAAATTATAATAATACAACTCTTCTGGAACATCACCAAATGCTTTATTGTAACTTGATCGATGTACTCTGCCCATTCCTGTAATTTTATATCCTTTATGCGGCCCACCTAGTTCAATAGTAGACGATCCTTTTTTATAAAAAGAAGCCATTATTTTATATAATTCGTCAGGATCACTAGACACACATGTCCAGTTGAGCTCACTGCCTTCAAAACCGAAATCATTTAAGTTGTTGCCGTCAACATTTGGACTTTTGGATTCTCCAATTACTTTGCCGCCGAGCCCATTATAGCTCACTACATCGATTGCAATGTGATTTAGGTATGCTGAAAAATCATCTTCTGCTCGTTCAACATATTCATACTCATCATCTACGATTGAAACCGTAGCAGGTATATAGATTCCGCCAGCCCCAGGGTCTGGTATATCATCATCTGTTGTGCCGGAGCCTGGTATAGAATCAATTATAGGAGTTAGAGATATTGAAATCGGGATAACTCCGTAATAATCTCCAGATACATTATTTGCTAAATAGTTATTTTCAGCGTTTACTGTGATATATGTACTGACCTTGTTTGCGATTCCATACCCTAAAACAGTATTTGAATTTGAAGCCCCTGCTCTTAATCCATGCGTGTTTATAATATTGTTATTTCTAATATCGATAGAAGTTGATGAGGATGTAATATTCCCATGAACAAGAATCCCATCACACCAACAATCCTCAAGTGTGTTATTCTCTATAGTTAATCCATTACCCCATTGGATTCCTATACCTGAAGCCCACGCAGCCCACCCAGAATACCCACAATTGACCAATTTGTTGTTATATATATGAACAATCTGGTTATCTGTGCCAGCAGTTTTCTTTACATCGTTTAGCCAGATCCCACCTAAATTGGGTCCAGTGATTGTATTATTATAAATTTTTATATTATTTGTCAGAATGGAGTACGCAGAATTATTCGCTATCTGTATGCCCTGTTCTCCATGTTTTGGAGCCCCATTATTATTTGGGCCGTCATAACTGTCAATATCATTATCATAGATGTCAGTATTTTGGCAGCTATCTAATCTTATTCCATCCGAAGTAATCGCTTCTATTGTATTGTGATGTATGGAATTTACAGAGCCGGCAACTGCTTTATAATAGACTGCTTCATGTTGAAGATTTTCGCAATGATTATTATGAAACCTTATATTTTCTCCCCAGACTACTAGCAGGGCTTCCCCGAAAGCGTCCACGAATTCCATATTATATATATTAACATCATTGATTTTCCTGCCCGTAGAACTGCCATAAAACCCAATTAGACGTTCAACCCCGGACCCTCGGCTTTGCAAAACGCCACGAGCATATCCTAGTTTAGTTGATTGGTTTTCTAGGTTCCCATCGATCTTGAATCCATATATTTCTATTCCAGACGGGATCGTACCGGGAATTTGAGTAATTACAGGTTTCCCATCAGGAAACACACAATCATCAGGGGACGTCCCACATGCGCCGTCCGGAACTTCGAGAATTACCCCTGATTCAGCAGTCCATGTCGTACTACTCCCTACGAAAATTTGATTTCTTATTGAATATTTATGCGGGCCCTTCATTACTATAGTATTCCCAGGGTTCGCGTTAGCCCAGGAGAGCGCGTTATTGATTGCGTTTTGATCATTTGTGTTGTCACAAATATAATCCCCAATTGGTCCACCTGACCATGTTACATATCTGATTTCGCCTGTCATTATTGCCCTCCTGTTACTCTTTTTATTGCTGAAATTACATCAGATTTCGAAGGCGGGGTATACGAGTTAACATAATAATTATTATTAGTAGTATTACTCACGGAGCTTCCAGAGCTACTGGATTTCTTATTTCCAGACCCACCGGATGAACTTCCAGATGTTGAACCTAATTTTGAAATCTCGGAAATTGCAGATTTCGCTCTGTCGTAAATGTTACCTAGCTTTTCCCAGATGCCACCAAGTCCAGATATTGTGGAACTAAAAGAGAAACTGTTTAAAGTGGACATTGATGAATTTATCTCATCAGTCTTCTTTTTATCGTCAACAAGTTTTATTCCAACTGTCGATAGATTACCATGTATCGTGCTGAAAGGAGTGTAATTAGTATTTAATAAAGTGGAATTTAGGGTTGTTGAAGAAACGTTATCAGTCACAAGATTATCATTTATTTGTTCGGTGTTACCTAATATTGTTGACATTGGGATTAGGTTTGTAGTTCCAAGAGTGGAATTTAAATCCCCAGTATCTCCAGTAGCATCGGTTACACTACCATCAAGGGTTTCTACCTGTTGTGTTACATCTACAAGAGTACCATCATTGGTAAGAACGATTTGTCCATTTAGAAGAGAAACAGAATTCGTATCTTCATCGAAAACATCTTTTAATTTAATTCCTTCGTATCCAATATTTGAAAGAGATTTTCCGTCCAACACAACTACGCTTTGATTCAATTGTCCTACCAATTTGTCTGCCCTTTCGATAGCTTGCCCTGAATCATCCGCGTTTTTAGTAAGAATAGTAAGCCCGCCTCTTGTAGTTTGGAAATTGACTTCTCCCATATCTCGGAGTTGGGTAACTGTACCATCCGCTGTAACTTTTACAAGTTCAAGGTTATCATCGAAAATAATAAGCTCATCGTTTAGTGTTTTTATACCTCGAGTTAGGTCAGTAATTGAGAACTTGCCTGAAATTATATCTATTCCAGCCCCTTCGGTTTTGTTTTGCTCACCTAAAAAACTTTCAATAGCTTTCTGATATTCAGACTTAGCAGTATCCATAGAGTCTGTTATTCTTTTATTTGCATCTTCGACATCGGAAGCTAGTCCGTATGACGACAGAGACCATGCGCTATTTGCTTCATCTGCTACCTGCCCTGCAGTAACTACGGAATCTGCTGTTTCTACAGTGGACTCCTTAATATCGTCATTATCTCTCCGTATTTCCTCAGCAGCTTCATGCCAACGATCAAGGAAACCTGATGTTTTTTCCGTAATTGTAGCTAATGGTCCTTCAAAATCACTCAAAATATCCCCAATGAAACCATCACTGAACATCTCTTTCAATGCGTCCCACATATCAGACAATGTTCCATAGATCCACTCACCGACTCTTCTAAATCCCTCAATTCCCAACGTAATACTGTCTATAAAAAAAGTCCATGCTGTGCTTACAAGTCCAGTTTTTTCCTCGAGATAAACAAGCCCACCGGCCACAAGAGCAAGTCCTGCTACTACTGCAGTTGCAGGCCAGATAGCCGCCGACAAAGTAACTCCAAATATGCCAGTTCCGGCAGTAGCAAGAGGAAGAATAGCATTATACGCCATGAATCCGGCGACCATCAGACCAAGACCGGCAGCCCCAAGCGCAGATACAGTTATAATAGCTTGAATTGGTTCTGGAATTGAGGAAAGACCATCTGTCAAGTATACTGCTACATTAGCAAGTTCTTTAAAAACGTTTAAAAGAGATAAAGTCTGTACTTCCATATCAGACATACTGAAACCGATAAAATCAGCAAGCCCCATTGTGAGGTTGTCTTTCAGTGCACCCATTACACCAGATAGGGTCCGTGACCGTTCCTCCATTGCCCCTTTGAACCCTTTCTCAATATCCCATATATTTTGAAGGGTCGACAACACCATCTGTTTATTATTACGGTCAACGGCTTTCGCTACCTGCTCCCCAGCCTTGTTCGTATATGAAAGAGCAGTCATGCCGACCTGAGACAGTTCAACTCCAAGCTCTTTATAATTATTTTTTGAAATTTCAATGGCTTTTATCCCATATTCCTTCATCCTTTCGAACTGTCCGGTCATGGCATCAGCTACAGCCTCAACCGTCTGATCTAGGGTCTTTCCCATAGCAGACGAGGCATCACCAAGCGTGCCCATATACTCTTCCGCTTCGATACCATAACTTTTAAGCTTTACAGTTGCGTCAAGGAGTTCAGGGAAGTCAAAAGGAGTTGTAGCAGCGAAATCAGCTAACCACTGAAACTTCTCTTTTGCAATATCAAGCCCACCGTAGACGGTTGTGAGGGTGGTGCTTGCATCTTCAAAACTGGAAGCAAGTTCAGTACCGTATTTAATTACGCTGCCTAGGGCTACAGCAGGCACTGTGAATGCCCCTGCCATAATAGTCTGGGTAGTATTTGAAAATTCGGAGATTTGATCTTCTGCGGATTTCAATTCATTTTCATATTTCGAAAAAGAAGCGTTGTCTATATGCAGCCCAGCATTCGCAAAGATTTCTCCGACCAGACCCACGGTTATCTTCTCCTGTTTTTACTATACTGTTTTGATTTTTCAGCTAACCTGCGTCCTCTTTCAATAGTTAGACGTGCTTGCTCTTCTGCTGAAATCTCTTCCTTATTTATTTTCATATTCCCAGGGAGGAAATCATTGATATGGTATAGCCCACCGCCCTTTCTTTCGGAGTGTGGAGCATTCAGAATAGTGACTTTCAAATCTACATGTCTTTTATAATTCTCTTCAAATTCTTGATATCCCTCTTCAAGGACGATATCAAGGTCTCCGATTGTCATTTTCAAGACATCAGCAGGCTTAATTTTGCAAAAGCGCCATGCTAATTTCTGCATTCTAGTAATCCATTCTAAAATGGTTACGTCTTCTTCTGGGGTTGATTCTTTGACGTCCTCGTCACTCGTTTCCGGTTTGTTGTCACACCATACGAATCCTTGTTTTGTGGCTTGGAACTCAAGTTTTTTATTGAGTTTCCCTGACCACTATCCGTTCCTGACATTCTAGACTCAGCTTCGTTGAGGTCTTTGGTCTTCGTTCTTACCATGAACTCCATGCGCTGCAGTTCAAGATCTCTGAGTTCAAGAAGGAGGTTTCTACGCTTTTCAATGGCGTCCTTGTCGGTTAACTTAGCATCCCCGAACGCATCAACTAGTTTTAGTTCCAGAGCTTCCTGCCCAAATTCGTTATAGAACTGGCTTGCATGGGCTCTGGCTTCATCCAGAGTAACTCCTGGGGTTTCTGCCTGCAGTCCTATCCAGATCATTTCAATAATTTTATCAATCGAAAGCCCTTCCCCGCCTTTTTTATCAAGCTCAGCTATTTTCTCAAAAAACGCTTTCCGCGATACTGTATCAACAACAGCGAATAGTTTAGGGAGCGATTCGAGAGGATATGATAGAAAAACACCAGGGAGAAATTCAGTTTTATTTAGACCCATGAGAATCAAGCCCTTGCAATATACAGGTCAATGAACCGCGTAGCTTTATCCAGCTCTTCAACTCTTATTTTTGAATGTGCCAATTTCCCTGCAGTAGGCCAGTAATCAGATGAAAATGTGGTCTGAGTACCGCTTGTCAGTTCTGTCCATGTCCTGCCATCGTCATATGATATGCCTATATAATCAGCATCGGCAGCGGTAACTTTTATTTTATCAGTCGTAATTCCAGTTGCTTCATTAAAAATTACAACATTGTCGCCAGTGCCTAGGGATGAACTTGCATTAGATGGTGAATATGTAATCCCAACCCCACCCCCTTCAATACTAGTTACACCTGCAAAAACAGTAGACAATCTAAATGAACCAGATGCAAGCAGTTTTGAAGAGAATTTGTAGGTATCGTTTTCTGAGCCAGGATTGAACTTCGTTACATAAGCATCATATTCGTATATTTCACCGGCTTCAGTGACATTTACCTGGAATCTGTGAAGTTTCCTATCTCCAAATGCATTCTGAAGCGCAATCTGCCCAGGATCTCCTGACATTTTATTTCCTGAGATCTCACAGGACCCAGGATCGAACATACCGAGACCCTTTCTTTTTGTTCGTCCACTATCGAGTGTTGATGTGTCTTTATCTTCAGTGTCTCCGTCTGGTATCGGAATTGTATTTTTATCAATTCCCAAAATTTCAATTCCGTCAATGAAAACTTTGGTGTCTATCGTGTCTACGTGGTCTGCCATGAGGTCACCTGTTTATTTCTAGTTGAAAGTTAACTGCGTAAATGAATCGATTGTTATCGTCAATTTCAAGCAAATAAGGATCAAACACAGCATTGATTTTTTTAAATCTAGTCGTGCCAATCCTGCCCTTCTTCCCATTCAAGAGAGTATGAATTTCAATAGCTTTCGCGTAAGCTGCGGAATCATCAACATTTCTAACTCTTATATCAAGTTCTGGACGACTTAGCACCATAGTTCCGCATAAAGTGGAAATTTCAGGAAGCCCAGGGGCTGTTAAAAGAGTAATACAATTAGAAGCAGTCTTTGAAAATCCCTGATAAAAAATGTCAGTCGCTAACGTTCCAACTCCGTTATCTTCAAGATACTGCCCTATATTATCAATCCAGTTCACAGCACTTTCCTCCATACAGCTTCTACCATGTTTGTAAAGAGCGCAGCCCTGTAATTGAACGGAGTTGACAAATATTTCCACTGCCCAACAGGATGATGATACCAGGGGGTTTCATGCTGACGATTAGCATAAGGAGTATTATAAGAGAGTCTTACAAAAAATTCAGTCTGTGTGTTCTTGGAGATCTCCATTTTTCCAGTCGAAGCAAGCCGTCCGGTATCTCTTGGGCAGTATCTATTTTTAGAGAGCTCTATAGTGCCCTTTCCCCAAGTTTTGACGGCTTTTTTTGATTCAGCATTCAACCGTTTCTTGATTATTGCAAGATTAGCAACACAATGAGCAGCGCCTGGCATTACACTGCCTCCTTTCCGAGGCATACTTCAATACACATTTCCGCACCGGTGTGTGGGAAGTGAATTTTCCAGGGCCCTATTACTATCGGAGAGGTTGTACCATCGGGCAAAACTAGTTTATCATCTTTCGATATCTCCGTGCCTCTGGGGAATTGTATCCAGGCAATTGTAATAATATCGTTGCCGTTTTGGTCTTTCAAAATTTTATCTTTTTTCGCATATCTACAAGGTAATTCCTGAGCCTCCCCATACGTAATTTTATGATGTGCGTCTTTTGACACCGCAGGATACCTTGTTACTGTCGATGGAAAAAACATTAATTCCCTCCGGTATCATTGAATCCAAAGGTAGATGAATAACTTGAAAATGAGTGCGAAAGAGGCATTTCGTAGAGAGCTAAAAACCTGTCTCTATCGCGTTCGTGCTGTTTTATTTCCTCTATTATCCCAGTGAATGTAATTTTTGATTCTGGAGTATCCAAGCTGGAAGCAAGTTCTCCAATCGCTCGTGCTCTTTTAAGAACTGTAGCAGCAGCCGCATGGATTCCAGCTTGAATTAATATGGGGTTTGTCTCGTCGGTTGATCCAGCAATGGTTAGTATTTCAGTCGAAACTACCGAGATGATATTTAGAATTTCAAGATCAGAGATGTGAGTGGGGTTTGCATGAGCTCGGACATCTTCGACTGAACATAGCGCCATGAATATAAATCATATGAAAAACTATATAATGAAAAATCTAAACTGTATAGCCCCTTAATACATTCCCTCTAACAAACTCTCGAAAATATCAAAATC